ACTTTAAGTCTCATTATATAGAAAATTTAGTTTTTAATAATTCGATGTCACCGTTTAGGTTTTCAAATAATAATCCGATTAATACATCAAGAGAATCATTTGTTTTGTAGGCAACATTAACGTCTTCAGAATCGAAGTAGTCTTTTAATTGATTTTTTGTCAATCCACCTTCTTTAGCTACTGCATTGAAATCAGCTTTTTGCTTTTCAATGAACTCATCAAGTTTATTTGAAAGGTCGCTACCTTCTGTTTTGTTGTCTTCAACTTTAATATCTTCTTTTTTATCAGCGATATTGTCAACGACAATATTTTCTTTAGGAGCATCTTTCTTTTCAGCTGTTCCAGTTGGAGGAGGAACTTTTTTTACAGCCGAAACGGTAATGTTAGAATCGATTTGTTCCCAACCGTTTTTGTTTTCACCTAAGTTATCCCAAGTTAATTGAGAGAATGTCTTTCTTAATTTTCCTTTTTGAGCTAAAATCATAATGAATAATTTTTCCCTCAAAATTCAGTAAATGCTAGGATTTAATTTATTACAGATTGTAAGAAATTACAATTCATTTCTATCCTTAAATGCTTTGTTTTTCTCGGCTGCTCTCTTGTTGTTTTCTGATTTTAAAGTATCTGCTAAGTCAGGAGTAATCCAATCCAATACATGATCACATCCATGGCCGCCACAACATTTATATGGGTCATATTTTCCGTGTACTGCTTCGCTCCATTTCGGGCCAGCATCTGTGTTTAGAATATTTACCCATTTATCAATCTGTTCACGAGAAACAATTTTGCCGTTTCTACTGATACAGAATGGACGAGAGGTTAACTTTAAACCACCTCCATAAAATGCATCTGTTAACTCTAACGTGTCAGCATAGACTAACGAATTGCCTCTGTCAACTCCTTTCAATAAGTCGCTGGCAAAGTTTCTGTAATACCGTTCTAGTATTCCAGTACTTTGTTTATTTCCTAGAATAAACTCTTTTAGTTTATTCTGCATTGAAAGTGCATCGGGGTTTCCGTTCAATATTTTAGTAACTTCTTTAGTAAATACCTTTTGTACTTCCTTATTCGATAGCGCTTTGTCGGTAAATCCTCCTTTTATTAGCTTTCCGGTGTCGGTTATCCCTAGTGACTTATTGAGCACGTTTTTCGTGTTCTCATGGATATCATCTAGTTTGTTGGAATCCAAAAGCGTAGCAAAATACATTTGATTTAAGTCGGTTAATGACTTAGAAGCATTGATGGTCTGTTTCATCACATCATTGAAGTTAGCATCATAGTACTTCTTGAACTCTGATTGAATTTTATTGATGCTGACATCCTTTCCTTCCACTTTATTGGATGCTAGTTTAGAGAAGTCACTGATTAGTTTCTCATACAAGTTTTCTTGCTGGCTTCCAATAGTTGACTTGATAGCATCCTCTTTTTTAGCGATGAAATCAGATTTTATTTTCGATACTTCTTTGTAGGTTGGCATTATACAAAATTTGCTATTCCGTTTGTAATTATGTAATGAGATTTACAGTCCATTCCTGAATTTAATATTGAAGGTGTCATTGTAACGCCTTTTTCATTCTCAGTTAAAGTCCACTCTCCTTTGGTTAATGGCGTCACTGTTTTGCCTCCGCAACCACATAAGCATTTATGAATAGCACATGAATATTCACGGGATACGTAAATCACATTCTCTTTTGATGTTTCATAGTCTGGCATTAACACTACATGCTCAACTGTTACTGGTACTTTCTTAATTGTTCGCATCGTCTATGATCTTTTCTACTTCTTTGATTGGTAATGAACAGATGAACTCTTCTCCATTGGAAAATACAGAAGTCAATTCTTCTCCTTCATCATCAAATGGAGCGATACAATTAATTGAGTAGAAAATCATCTTTCGCTTATTACAATACTCACTTAATTTATAATCGTCGCCTTTAATTAACTCTTGCCGCCTGCTTTCTTCTGTTTTAAAGAAGATAGGTAATGTTACTTTTGCCATATCTTATCCTCCTAAGCCAGCGTTAAATGATTGTGCTCTCTCGTTAGAAGCAGCTGTGTCTAATTCGTCAATGATTGCTTGAACTTTAGCTTTAATCAACTCGAACTGTTTTTTCTTTTCAATTCGGTAGAAGTTAACGTCATTCACTGAGTTTTCAGCATCCAACTCATCGAAGATATTGTCATAGTTAGCGTATAGAATTTTATTGAACCTAGAAGTTAAATCATTGGTGATGATGTTATTGATTTCATTCTCTGATTTACCATTGAAAGGAAAGAATCTGTTTTTAACTTCTATTTTCAATAGCTCATTTGGATTGTCGATGTAAAGCTTCTGTGCTAGATCCTTATTGATTTCATTTTTGATATAAGAAGGTGCACCAGAAGTGTTTGCTTTTCCTAAATCTTCTAATAACATTGTAACAGATTTCATTTTGAAGTCTTTCGGGAACTGATGATTGATATCAGCATCTTTTATAACATCTCTGTAAGCAGCTATCACATACATGATATGTTTCCACATAGCGGACCAGCTATCAGCGAAGGGTTTTAAGGTATCATAAACAGAATCTAAGTCGATTGTCTTTTCAGTAGCAGTTGTAGAGACTGTATCCGTTGAATACAAATCTGAAGTATAAACAGCCTTAGTTGCTAATGTCGTTAGCTCGTATAAACCATATTCTTTTTGAAACTTCAATAAATCAATTGGAGGCCCTTTGTAAGTGATATAGTTTTCTAATGAAACCATGTCCTTAATGTCTTTCGGTAACTTCACGCGAATGATATCGGCACTGGATGTGTGCGTTTTGAATCCTGAGCCTTTACATTCTGAACAGATAGCAGTTCCGTCTAATGTTTTACCATGGTTACACGGTTTATTGTTTACCATATCTCCTGGGCACACTTCATCGTACTGAATTTTTTGAGGGAATAGATGTAAGCAGGTTGATAAATCAAACTCAGAAACCGTTTTGATTGATTTCTTGAAGTAGGGGTGAGCAGGGTGAATAATTGGAACGCATGTTCTACTACGAGTCGTTAAATCTTTTTTAGTTCCAACACGACGAGCAGGAACACGGCCAGCTTTATGATTAGCTTCTGTAATAGCATAGTATTCTGTTTCTACTTTCTCATCTTCTTCATTGATAGACCAGATTTCAACGTTAGGATTTTCAGCAATGAAAGCATCAAGGTTATCTTTCAGGATTTCACGAGCCACTACTGCATCATTGTCAACGTAGATTGTGTATTTACTACACTCTTTCGGTTTATTTTCTTTGTCCAACGCAATAAACTCATTCTTAACGATTAGAAACTGTAATTCATTGTTGATGTATTGATAGTTGATAGCTTCTTCACTGTTCACTTCGAATGGATAAGGCAGTACTTTGTTTTCTGGTTTCGCTGGATCATAAGCACCAGCAAATTCAACGACGATGAAACTATTTGGATCAGTCGCATCTAATTCAACCATTCTGTTAGTTAAGTAGCTTTCAACGGATTCATCACCGAAGAAATTACCTGCAGCATCTAACAATAATGTTTTTTTCTTATCTACATCTTCAGCACTCTTCCATGATAGTGTTACATCCGCTCTACTTCTTCCAATTTTAAACATTGGTGTCAATAATCGGTTAGCCATATCAGAAGTAACTGCTTGTGTCAATTCAACACGCTGTTTAAACTGTTCTGCGGATTCACGAGGATTGAATTGTTTTAATAGACTTCCTACATCTTCGCCAGTCACATATTTTGTGTATTTGCTTGCGATTTCACATACACGTTTATAATCTTGATGTCTTAAATTCTTTAAGATTGTATTTCTTAGAATTTCCTTTGCTTTGTCTAACTTGATTGGCATTTTGTTATGGGTTTAAATGTTATAGTATTGTTCAAATAGGCTCGTAAATACATACTCGGTTTCATCCGAGGTGTGTCCGTATTTCTCGTTGCCGTCTTTATCTTTTGTTTTTAGTTTCTTGCCATCCGGTCCTTCTTTAACGAACTCGAAATCGGCTACCAACTTCACACACTTCGGTGACATGGTAAAGTCAATCGGCAATGAACCGTAGTTAACTTTATTCATAAACTCTTTACGTTTAACTACTCGGTCATTAACTATGACTCTATCGGAAGTGGAATGAATATATTTTGCAAGTATTCGACGAATCACATCATAATCATCTTCTACTGAATTGGTCCGCTTATTAAATCCTGAATAATCACCATAGTAGTAAATCCCATTTACAAACTCGTGACCGTACAATTCAATTAATTTATTAGCTAAATGTTCTGTTGTGTTGTGTGGAGGAGGTAAGAGTACTTCATCAAACTTATGAATATGCCAACGATTAACATCTTCTTTAAACCAAACTTTATATAAGCCAGATGTGATATATGGACCTCGGTTAAAGTCAAAGCCAATATGTATTTGTGCTTTTTCTGGCATTACAATATCATCACGCACCTGCTTAACTCGGTCAAACGTATTGTAATATTCGTTTCCTGACTTAGCTAATGGCGAACCATAAACAAGCATGTGAATTAAATGAGGATTATGAGCGTTTGGCTCAATTAGTTTACTCTCAATGTATCCGGGAGGCAAGTTATGTTCGTTATGATACGTTGATGAAATGATTATTAACTTATCGCCAGAACGTTTTCTAAAGTAGTTTCCCTTTTCAAAAATAGTGGCATTGATTTCATCAAAGTATTTAGGGAAATTAAACCATTCGGAAATCCAATCTACTTTAGCTGGAGAGGTAAAAATACTCAACGGATTGTAACCAGTAATACCTTCTGATTCAATATCGGTTATATTTCCACGCTTATCAAGCCACATTCCTTTTTGACGTAAACGTGCAAGGATTACTTCTCGAACAGCCTCTTCCGCTGTATCTTTTGTTTCATCTAAGTGAGCGTGACCTATTTCAATACCATCAATCGCTTTATAGTTATCGAGAGAAGCTAGGAATATTAGTTTACCATTTGAAAATGAAATCGTATTATCATAACTTTTTAAACGCTCTCCAAATATTTTAAAATTTGGAGGAGGTATTCTATCAACGACATAGTGCACGTCTCGAATAATTCCAACACTGGCCCAAAATTTAAATACACCTACTAGCGTTGATTTATTTAACTGCGAGTAAGTATTTGCGCCAATGAATCCACGAACATGAGGATATTTTTTAGCAAGGATAAGATTATCAACACCAATGATGAACGTTTTACCTGAACCAACGCCTGCATGAAATAGTTTTATTTGAGCGGTTGACTCCAATAACTCAAACTGTGGATCAGAAAACTCTAATTCCACAACCTTCATAAGTTTGTTGGCTTTACTATTCATTGATAGCAATAACATAAGCGCCATTAAAGCGTTTATGTATCTTATTAACGGCATTTTTTATGTTTAGGGATGATAAATAAAAACAGTTTTCTTTAACCTCAATTACCTTTCGAGTAATTTGAGGCTGGTTTTTCTTTTGGGTAAAACTAACCGCAGCATCTTTGAATGTTGCTTTTTGTAATTCTTTTGTTGTATGGTTATACTCATACACAGAATGTCCTTCATGTGGAATAATAGTTCCAACATGTGCGCGTTGTTTCTTTTGATCAACTTGCTTAACGATGGCTATCTCATCGGCCTTATGTGGTTGTGTCTCTTTCATAATCTTAAAACATATTCCATAACCAAGTGATTAACATCCATGTTGCTTTTACTGGAAATATAAAAGCTACAATCATAAAACAAACAGTAAAATAGATTGCGGCACCTGCCTCAATCAACGTATTAAATTTAGTTCCTACTTTTTTTAACATCTTTTTTTAGTTTTTTTAATTCAACAATTTCTTTATCGATTTCTTTTTGTTTCCAATCAACACAAGATCTTCTCAGTATTGTTAATTCTTTTATTTTAGAACTAATCATTGTTATTTTAGAACTAATCATTGTGTTGATACTGTTTGCTTTTTTCATAATCAATTTTTAATGTCAGAAGAGAGCTTCGTGGAATTCCACCACCCCTCTGGGCTAGAATTGGGACCAAAACGCACCAGTAGAACGCAAAAAACCCAGCTTTTAAAGCAGCCACGCACCCAGCGAACACTATCCTACACTATCAGCTCTTCTTCTTTAATTTCTTTTTTAGGTTTAACACTTTCACTTAATTCTATTAATATTTTTCTCCATTCACGGCCATTTACAAAAATGGTTCTGCCTGATTTTACCTCCGTGTAAAACGCACACTTGAATGAAAATTTAAAATGCTCGGTAATCCATTTGCCAGAATCTAATCCACCCAAACAGTATGTTGCATCCGGGAATAAATCAATCACATGTCTATCTGGTACGTAGCCTTTACTCATAATCTATTTATCTTTTCCTTTGATGATGAATGTTATGTTGTCAAGTCCTTCGCCAGCTGATATCGTTGTTTCAACTTTGTCTCTGAAATGATTTGACATTTTGTTTTTTAAGTAGAAAATTGAAGCAGTAGGATTTGGAGCAACTTGTTTGGTAGTAATCTCTGTTACTTTCAATGAGTAAGTTCCATCTTTTTGATTTTTACGAAGTTCCTGTTTCACTTCATCGTAAGTAAATCCGCAAGCAGTTTTTCGCAATGCTTTGAGCACTTCGAGATGCGAAACTCCCCTGTAGAACGACACTGCTTCTTTAAAATCTTCATTTCGCGAGTGAATTTCGTAGAAGGTAGATTGACCAATTCCTAGATAAGCAGAAAGTTGAACGTTGTTCAATCCTTTCGGAATATCTTCATCGTAGTAGAGTTTCAGTACTAAATCCTCTTCGTTAACTCCGTTTCTCCCGCGATTATCCTTTTTAGGTTCGTTGGAATTTTTTTTTGTTTTAACTACTTTTTTCTGAGATGCCTTTTTTTTGCCTTTTACGGTAGGTTTAGTCAAAACTGGGATAGTATCTCCTTTTTTGATTTTTTTTACAGCAGATTCAATTCTGTGCGTTTTTTCGGGTATTTTTTTACTATCCATTATCCCTTTTGTTTAAGTTCTTCAAATAATTCTTTTTGAATGCGATTGAAGGTTGTTTGAATTTTATCGAGAGATAATTCAGCTTCATCAATTTTGTTGTAAGTGAGAAATGATAAAGCGCATTCCCTCACGGATAGGCTAGGGATATGGTAACGAGCAGAAGTGATCCAATCGTAAATACTTCTATCGAGGCATGATTTACGATGAAGTACGCAAAAATTGTTTGTTAGAAAATCATTCTTGGCTCCCATGAAAACAAAATTACTTTGTAAGTTTTCATAGTCCAAAAAAACACAACATATGATAATCACTTAATAAGTTAAGTTCTTAAACCGTTAGTAAAATCAATGGTTTTAAAATTGGTTTTAAAATGAAGGTTTGCAAATTGCTGTTAATGATTGCAAATTGAAAAAGTAAGAGGAAACTGTTTACGGAATATAGTATAGTCTTTTCTTTTTTCTTTTCTTTTTCTTTGTGTATTTTCCGTATGAATCAATCGTGTTTATTATTGCATTAAGTATACTTTTATTTAGTTTCAGTAGGAAGAAACTAGTTTTGTAAGTTTTTGACTTAAAAGCGATAGGTAAATTTTATTCTTATAAAACGTGTCATTATTTAGAAATTTTGTTTAGTTTTGCCTCAAGGAGTAACGAACCTTTTTTTAAAATAGTATGACATTAAGATATTTCATAGCCTTAATTGGCGTGTCGGTTGTAGTCATACACAACCTTGCTTCGTAAGCAGGACACGCCAATTGGGGCTTTTCAAATTTTATAACATGAACACATTACCACAATTAACAGAACAAGACGGAAGAACGGTTGTTGACGCTAGAGAGCTACATACGTTTTTGGAAAGTAAACGAGATTTCTCGCATTGGATTAAATTCAAAATTAAGAAATATGGCTTTGTAGAGAACCAGGATTACGTTACGCTCGCCAAAAAAGACGGGCGTCAAGTATTAATCGAATACGGATTGACTTTAGATATGGCTAAAGAATTAGCGATGGTAGAAAATAATGAGAATGGGCGCAAAGTCAGAAATTATTTTATTGAGTGTGAGAAAAAGGCGAGTGAACCGAAACAAAACTTAAATATATCAGAAAGAGAGGTTTTGTTATTGCAAAAGGAGGTTAGTATCATTTCTCGCGAAAATGCCTTATTGCAGAAAGAAGTTAGATCGATGTACGATATGTTTGAAGAAACATTGAATGAATTAAGACGAAACCGATACTATACGGTGAATGAATTTTTAAATGCCGTTGGGAGAAACGGTTCTGTTACGCTCAGACAAGAAATTGGGCAAAGGGCTACAGAGTATTGCAAGAGAGCGGGACTTGAAAAATTGTATAAAACAAACGATAGATTCGATTATTTAGGAGCGTATCCTGAGTGCGTTTTAAGAGAGATTATTTTCTCTTAAATCATTTCAAATTACATTCGGTAGTTATTTCTATAGTTGAATTTGAATATGTGTTTACGGTATTTATATCCGCACATTGATTGCTTTTAGCTTTATTTCTAGTAGCATTTTTGACTTTTATTATAGAAGTATATGAAGCGCTTGATGTTTGGGTTCCGTTTGAGTTTTTAGTCACAGATGAAGTTGTACACTCACAAGTCTGGTCGTTTTTTAAACAAGAAGTAAAAATTATAGCTGGTATAATTAACATTAGTGATTTCATAGTTTACTGAGTATTAATTGTACATTCTTTTTCAATATTAATTGCCTGTCCATCTATTACTGTTTGTTTTGTATAGCTTGAGCAATCGCCTCTTTTAGCGGCTTTCTTGGTAGATTTGATCATAAGCGTATAAACTTCAATGTCTGTTACGTCTTTATAACTAACGCTATCAACTACAGTTTTCTTTGAAGTTATAGTGCATCTGCATTTATATTCTTTCTCGCAAGATGCTAATAAAATCAATGCAATTGGGAGAATAAGTAATAATTTTTTCATTTCTTCTTTGGTTTTAATTTATCACAAATGTATTTAATTATCCAATACACCGGACGTAATTTCGGATGAAGATCGTATTCAGTCATGTTTAATAGTGCGAATCTCTTACAGGACCATGAGCTTTATATAGTCTTAATATCTCAGATTTTTTCAAATCTATATCATCAAATTCTTTATTGTTACTTCTCAAAATTAAATTATCGTTGTCTTTACCTTTGCGAATAATTTTTATTAAGCTTTGTCCTGATTTAGTTACTATTCCAAAAGGTTGCCCATATTCTATAATTGAAATATCATGTTGTGGTTCTAATCCTACTAAATCACCTGCGGTAAATGTGGGAAACATGGAGTTGCCTTTTACTTTTACAAACGCAATACATTTTTTAAATCCAACTAAATCTATGTATCCTATAACTTTTTCTTGAAAATCTGTGAATTGCGTTACATCTCCAGCCGTAAAATCCAAATCATATATCGGAGTTCCTTTACTTTCTTTACTTGCAGAAAGTTTCGATATGTATTTATTTACTCTATTTGGTTGACCATCATAATCCCCTTTAATGTAGTATCCATACATTCTTTCCGACATTTCTAATAAATCAGCCATTTTAGCCTTAGATAGACCTCTTTTCAGTCTTTCTTCTTCTATTAATTCTGAAAATTTTATTTCTTTCATGTGCATAAGTTTGTTAATAACTTTCGGAAAGAAATCCTTTAAACTTTCGGAAACTTTCAGTTACTTTGCCTTATCATTTGAAAAGCAAATATAAAGAAAATTATAATACCATGATAATTAACATAAAAGTTCACAATGGTTGGAAAGTTCTAAAAGAACATGGCGATGTAGAAAAAATCCACCTATTTTCTAAAGATCCTGAAAATTGCGTCACAGAAGTATCCCGAGTAACAATTGGCGCTGCATTAAGAAGTGGCCGCATGAATGAAAGCACGTTTGAGGTGATTTCAAAATTCTACAATAAAAAGAAGAAAGAAAATATCGCTTTACAAGGAAAGTCAAAAACAGCCATAAAAGTTGAGGACGATGGGAATTAAGGAGATTATTACTGAGCTACAGGGGCTCAAACAAATATTAGCATCTAATCAAAGTGATTATTGCGATACAGATGAGGCAGCGAGAATTATTGCCGTGCCAGAAAGACAACTTAAAATTTTACACGAGCGTTACGGATTACCAAGATACAAAAGAGTAAAGCATTTTGTTTATAAAAAAGTTGACTGTTATAGATACGCAGCCTTATTAGACAATCAAGACATTGTTCTGTAATCATTAAGTAATGGTTAATGTCGGTTCGATTCCGACACTTAATCAAAAGGGTTCTAGGCCCGAGTTCTTTGACATATTGGGAATTATATGACACACAAGTTAACGTTTACTGTTGTGAGGTAGAATTAAACGTACTAAAAAATATTATAACAGCTTCCTTATGGTGCAGGTGCTGTTTGAGAAAAAACCATAATCCCTACTCGGTTTAGCCGTGGCTTCGACGCAAAGTAGGGAGCAAATTTCAAAAACTAAATATCATGGCGCTATTTATCACTTATGCTTTATTTCTAGCATTTACTAGTTATTCAATTTATAAACGTCAAAAACTTTAAGCTATGCAATTATTCAATCATCAAACAGGAACGCATACTGAATTTTCATTTACCAAAGAAGGTAACTACATGAAAACAATTATTGCAAAGGATTTTATCGTCATGAAATGCACTCCGAATCCGGGTCTGTTTTTGGAGTGGATGGTTTCAGATGAAGTCCAGCAAGAGCAGAAAAAAGAAGAAGAGCAGCTAAAACTTTTAAAGATGATTTCTTCATGGGAACTACATAAAGCTTATGAATGCTTTAGAGGAAGTTTCAATCATGATCACTATAAAAAGGTGCTGAATTATAAATCGGTAATGTTTTCTGAAACCTTCTCCGAGACAAGCAGAATCCCAAAAGTAAAATTAAAAACAGTTTATCCAGATGGCACAAGACACTAACCCCGATTTTTTTGAGAATGATGTTTTAGATTATGACGTTTATCAATGTGGTAAATGTGCCGATAATCATTCATCTGAAATTTTCTTCGACCATTTAAGCAATGATAATATTTGTAATAAGTGTTTGCATGAAGAAGACTTGCCTTTCATTTTAGGCATGAACTGTCGAGAGTTCGAGAAGTACAAAAATAAAGTCATTAAACAATTACCCTCTAATCCTTTGTAAGATGATTTCACAAACCGCTTTATTTCCAGTATCTATTGGAATGACAGAAGAAAAAGCAGAGCAGGAATATAAGTTCTTGACTGCGAAAGGCAACAAGGTTCATTTGGTTTATATGATTGAATATTCGATGTACACAACGGTATTCTACTCCCAACAAATGATTGAGGGTCGCCTTAGTTCAATTTATAAAATAATCAAATAGTTATGAATAGAGTAATAAAATTTAGAGTTTGGAACACGAAAGAAAAAACATTCTTTACTCAAGACGATAATCAGAGAATTGATTTATCGCTTCATTATTGGGAAACTAATAAGCATGTAGAATGGCCTCAACAATTCACTGGACTTAAAGATAAAAACGGTGTTGATATTTATGAGGGGGATATATTAAAACACCCTCAATCAAATTGTTTTTTCGTTGTTGTATTTGAGTTAGGTCAATTCAGGTTACAATCACAAAATAAGGAGCTTTTAAAACAAAAAGTAACGGCTTCTATTATTCACTATGAGTTTTGCGAAATAATCGGAAATATCCACTCTAACCCAGAATTATTAAAAACTAAATAATCATGATAAAATTCTTTTTCGATTGCCTAAAATTTAAATCAAACAGTCCTTCCGAAGTCATATTAGCCTGGCTTATCATCATACTGGCTTTAGGCTTGTTAGTATGGGCTTATGTTATGTTCAAGTGTTTCACAAATCTTAAATAGCATGACTGAAATTATTATAAAGCAATCAATTATCACGGATGTTGAATTGAGTAATAGCAATTCAAATGGAGTTGATTATATCAAATTAGTACAGGATGGAGCGACTATATTCCTTGAGAAATCTAAAGCCGTCGAATTACAAAAAGCAATTAATCAATTAAAATAAAACAATCATGAAAATCAAATCATTCACAGAAGCTTGCAAAAAGCTTAACGTAGATCCTAAGTCAGTAGAAGCCTTCAAGACATTGCCAAAAGAGTATAAAAAATACATGACCGCTATGTATAAATTAACAATCATTACTCAAGCTATTAATGAAAACAAAAAAGCTAATTGGAATGATTCAAATGAACCAAAATACTTTCCGTGGTTTCAGATAGAGGCTAACGATAAAAACCCTTCGGGCGTCGGCTTTTCGCACTCGGACTTCGCTTTCTGGCGCACGGGTACGTTTGTCGGCTCGCGCCTTTCTTTTAGAAACAGAGAGGATTGCTTATATGCAATTAAGCAATTTGAATCGCTATATAAAATCATCTTTTTATACATCAAATAATTAATAAAAATGAAAACAATCAAATTACAGTCCATTAAGTTAACCAATTTCAAAGGTATTCGAAGCTTTGAATTGAATATCATTGATAATGAAACATTCGTCTTTGGTGATAACGGAGCAGGTAAAACAACTATTTACGACGGGTTTAACTGGCTATTATTCGGCAAGGATTCAATCGGACGCACAGATTTTGAAATTAAAACTTTGGATTCAAATGGGAAGGTTATTGAAAAAATTGAACACGAGGTTTATGCTCGTTTAGTAGTGAATGGAGAAGAGTTGAAATTAAAACGAGTACTTCGTGAAAATTGGGTAAAGAAAAGAGGGAACTCGGTTTCTGAATTTGCTGGAAATGTTACCGAGTATTATTGGAACGAAGTGCCGGTTCAACAAAAGGAGTTTAATGCTAATATTTCACAGCTGCTTGATGAACAGATTTTCAAATTGATCACGAGCGTTTCAACATTCAATTCGATGGATTGGAAAGCGAGACGAACTATTTTAGGTTCGTTGGTAACGATCACAGAAGAAGAAATCATCGGGCAAAATTTAGCATTTCAGAAATTGATGCAAAACATTAAGGCTTATAAGTCAATTGATGATTATAAGAAAATGAAAGCAGCTTCCATCAGAAAAGCGAAGGATGATTTAAAAGCGATTCCTACTCGAATTGATGAAGTGGAGAGAAGCAAACCAGAGCCGAAAGATTTTGCGGAATTGAAGATTGCGCTTGATGCACAAGAAAATCATTTGTTTCATATTGAAGAGCAGATAGCGGATAAAACAAAAGCCGTGGAAGCTATTGTTGAAACTAAAAACGCTCACACGCTCAAATTAAATGGCCTACAGACCAAAATCAGCCAGCTTCAAAATTCTATTAAGAACGAAGCAGACAAGCAGGTGAATGATAGTAAAGGAGATTATAATAAAGTGGTTTCGGAGATTCAGAATTTGCAAAGTCAATTAGATTCTGAAAATTCAACACATACCGCATTGCATCAAAAGAAGCTTTCAATTGAAAAAGAGATTGAAACGACGATTGCTAAAATGAACGATTTGCGTAATGAGTGGACTAAGGTAAACGGCAAAACATTTGAGTTTGATGAAAGTACTTGTAAATGTCCTACTTGTCAAAGAGCACTAGACGCTTCCGATATCACCGCTAAAAAAGAAGATTTATTAAAGAATTTCAATGCCGATAAAGAAAAGCAGTTGAATGAAATTAATAACAAAGGCGTTAGATTGAAATCTGAAAAGGAGAAACTTGAAGCGGATTTGGATAGTAACGGCAAGCATATTGCAATTTCAGCCGCTAAAGTCAACACATTAAATGAGTCCATCACCTCTTTAAAAACAAAACTCGAAACCCTCAAAGAAGATCCTGCTCAAGCAGAAAAGAAAGCAGAAATGATTTATGAAACGATGCTTTCCAATAATGCGGAGTTAATCGGGTTAACTAAGGAGTTAACCGAATTACAGAAAGTAACCTTTGCGGAAACTACTGTAGATACCTCTGGATTGAAAACTCAAAAAGAGATTGTCAAAAAAGAGATTGACGCTATCAAAAAAGAATTAGCGGTTGAAGAGGAGATTAAGAAAGCGGATTTACGAGTGGAAGAGTTGAAGAAGGAAGAAGCAACGCTGGCTCAACAAGTGGCCGATGTGGAAGGTGAAATGATATTAGCGGACGAGTTCACCAAAGCGAAAATTGATGCGCTTGAATCTAAAATCAATCAAAAATTCAAGTTCGTTAAATTCAAAATGTTCGACACCCAGGTTAATGGAGGAGAGGTTGAATGTTGTGAGGCTACCATTAACGGAGTGCCTTTTTCAGATGCGAACACCGCTTCCAAAATCAATGCAGGCATTGATATCATCAATACATTATCCGGGTTCTATAATGTAAATGCTCCCATTTTCATTGATAATCGAGAGAGTGTCGTAAATGTATTAAAAACAGATTCGCAACTTATCAATCTTGTTGTTTCGGAACAAGATAAGCAGTTGAGAGTTGCTTAAAGAAAGTACAGCGTGTATCTCGCTCACCCTTGGGAATCTATAACCAACCTGTACGATGGTAAGCAGGATTTTTAAAACCAAATACCATGAAGAGACCATTAGCTGATAAAGTAGAAAAGTCACTTATCTCAAATTCATTTTTAAATCCTGAAGATTGTAAAATGCTCGAAGTGACTTATGATAATGAAACAGAAGAGCTACACGTAAATAGAAGGCTTGGATGGTCAAGCCCTGTATTAAGAAGCTTGCTTAAAATCACAGATAAGTTTTTTCTAACATTCACTGTTAAGGATCAGTTCACAATCATCATTTATAGATAAATCAAATAAAAAATAAAATCATGTCACAACCAGAAAACAAAGAATTAGCAGTCAGAGAAAAAAATATCTCTGATGCAGTGCTTGCTAAAATCAACGCATTTCAGCAATCAGGACAAATTAAATTGCCAGCGGATTATTCGCCAGAGAATGCTTTAAAAGCAGCGTATCTCATTTTATTAGAAACTAAAAACAGAGATGGAGCACTTGCCCTAACGTACTGCTCAAAAGAAAGTGTAGCCAATGCGCTTTTAAAAATGGTAGTTTGGGGCTTGTCTCCGTTGAAGAAACAATGTGATTTCATTATGTATGGTAATACATTGGATTGCACACCTGAATATACAGGAAACATTGTTTTAGCAAAACGATATGGCAAGTTAAAAGATATCAACGCGATTGCCATTTTCAAAGATGATATTTTTGAATTTGAAGTTGATACTAAAACAGGACGTAAAAGAGTTACTAGGCATGAGCAAACATTGGCAAGTATTGGCTCAAAAGAGTTACAGGGTGCTTATGCGGTTTATGAGTTGACAGATGGTACCATCAATACCGAAATCATGAACATGTCGCAGATTCGTGATGCATGGAATCAAGGGTCAATGAAAGGTAATTCTCCAGCTCACAAAAACTTTCCTGATCAAATGGCTTGCAAAACAGTTATTAATCGGGCTTGTAAATTATTGATTAGAGGCTCGGATGATGCTGTTTTATATGGTTCTGAAACAGACGAAAAGGTAGATACTAAGTACGAAGATGCTCAGTATGAAGTATTGGAGAATGGAAATAAAACTCCGATTGATATTACTGGAGATAAAGGAGGAGCGCTTGCAAACAATATTGACTTCACTAATCAAGGAGCTGTTCAAGAAGAGAAAAAAGAAGAAACCGCAGCTGTAGGTAATACAAATGCAAGCGGAGGCCCAGCATTCTAAAACATGAAGCTCCATATCATCGGGACAGGTAGTAAAGGAAACTGCTACCTGTTCCAACCTGAAAAAGGTAAGTCATTAATCATTGATTGTGGGATTCATTTCAAAGATGTACTGAAGGCAATTTCATATCAAGTGAGTTCAGTTTGTGGAGTACTTCAAACACATTCGCACGGTGATCATGCAAAGTTCACTTCTGACTTTTTAAAGAAAGGAATGCAGCTTTACATGAGCAATGAGAACAAAGCCGAAAACGGAATTGAAAGCCATAACATCACCATCATTCAAGAATTAAAACAGTTTGAGGTTGGAGATTTTAAAGTGATGCCATTTGACTTAAAACATGATGTGAAGTGTCTAGGTTTTTTAATAGAGCATCCCGAATGCGGGAAGTTTTGTTTTATCACAGATACACATTATTGTCCTTATACTTTTTCAGGATTGAATAATATCATCATTGAAGCTAACTACTCCATTGACATTATCAATAAGAAATATGGAGCGGATTCGGATAAGGAATTTTTAAGAAACCGAATTTTAAAATCTCACTTCTCCTTAGAAAACTGTATCGGCATGCTAAAGGCGAATGATTTAAGTCAAGTAAATAATATTGTCCTGATTCACTTATCTGATAGTAATTCAAATGAAGTGGAATTTAAGAAGCAGGTGCAAGAAGTTACTGGCAAGAATGTCACAGTCGCAGATAATAATTTAATAATCGAATTTAATAGAACACCATTTTAATTATGAGCAAAGCAAAGCAAAGCAAAGCAAAGCAACGACATGTCAAACGTGAATTTATTTCTAGGAAAGATTTTAATATCGCTACTAAAAGCATGTTGAGTGCAATTAATTTACTAACCGAGAAGGTTAAGTCAATAGCATTACAATATGATATAGAAGTTGATATATAATGCAAAAGATAGTAATAACTAAAATCGATGATGATAATTTTTTAGTTGAGTTAGATAATATAATTGCTCAACCATTTAGGCAATCAGATGCTAAAGAAATGTATGCTTACATTATTGCACATACTAAAAAATTACAAGTACCAGAAGAATTAAGGTTATTTAATCCAATCGATTTAGCAAGTAAAATAGCAAAAACTAAAGCATTAAAAGAATTAGAAGAAAAAAATAAACCTAAAAATAAACAAACCAAATTATTATGAAACCAGTAGAATTTAAAGGACAAACACATAATTTCAGAAAGCCTGAAACTATGAATGATAATCAATGCCAATCATTACCAGCATTGGTACACGCTATTGATATTGAAGGCGAAAAATTTAATGCCATCGAATCAGTATGGGAACTAGACGATGAAGAAATCAAACACTTAATTGAATCAAAACGTATTCGATTAAGAGTAATTGGAAGCGGTATGCCTCCCGTTAATTTGTTTGTTGAGCCTAAAGAAGAATCAATAATTGATTTTGATAATTATGTTACTGACGCAAATAATCCAAATACTAAATACTGGCCCGAATCAACAAGCGTTGCAAGAACGACATTGATTCCTGAAGAAAATATCTTAGAGGTTGAATTTAGAAGTGGTAAAGTTTACCATTATAAAAACTTCCCTGCTATTTTATTTCCAGATGTAGTAGCAGCGAAATCAATCGGACAGTTCATTAACAAAAACGTGAAAGGTCAGTTCGAAGAAATTGAAGTAGTCAATGGCTAAACAGTACGGATATAAATATAAAAACACAGTAGACTTTTTAGAAGTAAGGCGGATTGTTGCCAAAAATAAAGCGGCATTTCAGAAGAGCTACTGGTTTTTAGAGTATCGGAATAAAGAAGAGTATTAACCCATAAATTATATAACAGCCATGAGCAAACAGAAAGAGGCTTATTTTAAAAGCCTATCAATGCCCGAGCGGATTACGGCATTAAGAGAAAATGCCGTCACACATTACACCAAGAATGTGATTCGAGATTTCAGCGAAGAAGAAATTGCTGACATCAAAACTACGCTTTCAGAACAAGCTATCAGATTGAATGATTTAAAAATTGAAAAGAAGGAGTTGACCTCTGTAATTTCAGGTAAAATCAAATCAACTGAAGCTGAAATGAAAGGCACTCTCAAAGATTTGAAAAACAAATACTACGAAAGTGAAGAAACGGTTTATGATTTAGATGATCAGGAAGCTGGAGAAATGTACACGTTTGACAATCAAGGAAACTTATTGTCAACTCGCAAACTCACCCCGAAAGAAAGACAAATTACTATTAGAAACTTAAACGCAGACGCATCTTAATCATGGAAGAGCAAAAAATCAACATCACCCTAGCAGAGGGACAGAAAGAGTTAGTTATCAGAGAAGGTAAGGCTCAAGAAATTAAAGAACCTGTAAAATTAGATATTACAGGAACGATTCAATCACCAAAAGAGTGGTTAGAAAAACGTAAAGAATCAAATCAGTTTGAAGCAAAAAATTGTCATGTAATATTTTCTTATGAGAAAATGTTCATTAAGTTGTTTGTGAATGAAACAGACCATTACCGGTCTATCATTACTGGTAAGGCTGAAGTTAATCCTGATTTAGCAAAATTCGGAATCAACACTGATAAAACCTGGACTAAAGATCAGTTAAAATCATTCTTGAAAATGAATCGCGCTTTCTTCCGTGATAGAGACGAAAACTTACAAATGGTTACTAACCTTGAGAAGTTTTCTGCATCTGTAAAGGCTCAGTTGGACATGCACAAAGACGATAGAGGTAATTCAAAAAACAATGCTGAAATCAAAGTCGACACAAACTTAAATATGAGTTTTATATTGAAAATGCCAGCATTTATTGGTCAGACCGATATAGAGTTCAAAGTTGAAATTTGCTTAGATGTGCGCGATGCAGGTTTAACGATTTGGTTAGAATCTCCAGAGTTGCAAGAGGCAATCATCAACGGTCGCAAAAAATTAGTCGATGATAACATTGATTGTTTCAGAGAAGAGTTTGTTGTAATCGAACAATAAGGTTAATGGGGTGTGTCTAATATCGGTAGGAGTATCGGTGGTCATTACTGAGTGAGCCGTAATAATGCAGGTTCGAATCCTGTCACCCCAACAAATAATAAACATTTAAGCACTAATACACATGGCACGTCCAGAAAGAAACAACGTAGATTACTTCCCTTTTTTATGCAAAGAAGGTGAAGTAATGCAGTACATCGAACACAAATATGGCAATGACGGTTATGCAACATGGGTTAAAATACTAAGAGAACTAGCTGTTAAAAATTATCATCACCTCGACCTTTCAAATAACAGACGTTTAATGATGCTCGCTGGTAAATGTAAAATTACTGAAGAGAAGCTTGTTGAAATCATCAATGATTTATGCGAAATGGGTGAGTTTGATAAGGACTTGTGGAGTGTCAAAGTATTATGGAATCAAAAGTTTGTCGATTCCATTCAAGATGCCTATAAGAAACGAATTAATCCATGTGTTACTCGAGAAGGTGTTTTAAGAATCATCAGCGGATATGACATTGAAAAGAAAAAGGAAACTGATAAGGATATCAAAAAGGAAATAGCAAAGCCAATGGAACACGATTTATTTCCGGGCGTTAAAACTCCAGTTGAAACCTTCTTTGAATCATTGATTAATGGAAATGAGATTTTTGAAATAGCTCGCATTACTAAAATTCCGATTGAATTTATAAAATCTAAAGTAGAAGACTTTAGGAAAAAGTGCCGCAATGATTATAAAACATACGGTGACTTTCACTTTCATTTTAAGAATTGGGTTTCAAAGGCATACGAGAATAGAAGTAATGATACTGCACCAATACGAACTGGCAAAAAATTAGATTGATATGCAAAACTTTGATAATCAAAATAAAACCCGCAAAAAGCTATATACGCCTGTTCCAACAAATGAAGTTGGTAAATTACAGCCTCAAGCTATTGAATTAGAAGAGGCAGTTCTTGGGGCTGTATTGCTTGAATCCGACGCTTTCTTTGTTGTATCCACTATTTTAAAGGAAGAGCATTTTTACAAAGAACAGAACGGTTTAATTTTTAAAGCAGTCATGCAATTGGCTGCTAAAAATGAACGAATTGATATCTTAACTGTTTCTCAACAATTAAAAAGAAATGGCGACTTAGAAGTTGTAGGCGGTTCATATTATGTTTCCGCACTTACTAACCGTATTGCATCATCCGCTAATATTGAGTACCATGCTCGTATTGTAGCACAGAAATTTATTTCAAGGCAAATGATTTTATTGAGTACTCAAGTTATAATGAGGGCTTATGAAGAAGGAACCGACTGTTTTGATTTGATTGATTTTTCTAATTCCGAGACAACAAAACTCTTAAATGGATTTGAAAGTAAGCAGGCTATGCAAATCGGCATTATTAAAGAGCAAGTCATAGCAAATTGTAAGCAAGCTTTATTTAATGAAAAACCTACAGGAGTACCAATCAAATTAACACCTCTTCAAAAAAACACAAACGGTTGGAGAAAAAGTAATTTGATTATTCTTGCTGCTCGTCCCGGCATGGGAAAAACCGCAGTCGCTTTAGATTTTGCATATCAACCAGCTAAACTTCATAACATACCAGTAGCATTGTTTTCGTTGGAAATGTCTAAGTTAGAATTATGCGGAAGGATTATGAGCGCAGAGTCTGGAATAACTTCTCAAAAAATTAATAATAATACAACAAATCCAGATGAGTTAAATGCTGTCATAAATGATTCAAAAGTTTTAGATGGTGTTCCATTATATATTGATGATACAGCCGCGTTATCACTAGTAAGATTACGTTCAAAGGCTTATCGTTTAGTCATGGAACAAGGCGTTCAATTAATTGTAATAGATTATTTACAGTTGATGTCAGGAAGCGGTGACGAAGGAAATAGAGAACAGGAAATATCAGTAATAAGCAGAGGATTAAAAGCTTTAGCAAAAGAACTTGATATTCCAATTATCGCTTTATCTCAATTAAGTCGTCAAGTTGAAAATAGACCCGGCCATGGCAAAAAACCTCAATTAAGTGATTTAAGAGAATCTGGAGCGATTGAACAAGATGCTGATATGGTTATATTTCTATATAGGCCAGCGTATTATGGAATTGATTATTATGATCACTATGGAGAAGAGTTTCACGATACATCACAATTAATGATTCTTGTTATCGCAAAATTCAGAGGTGGTGCACTTGGAGATATCAAAGCTCGTTGGATTGGAGAAACAACTTCAATACATGACTGGGATAGAGAAATTACACCTTGTGAAGTAGTAGAATCTAATATCAATAGTGGCCTCCAAAACAACACCGATTTTTTAAGTAAGAACGATATAGAAGAAACATTCAAATAATATGACCACTCAAGAAAGACAATTAGAATGCTTAGTGCTCGTTTCAATAGCTAAAGTGTATAGCGAACAGTCTACTATATTAACTAATGAATTAGGAGATAAAGAACAGCGAGATCGATTTAAGCAGTCAGTGAAATACATTGACAAATTCATTAAGTCCATTGAAAAACGATTAACCCCTCAAGAGGTAGAATTTTTACAAGGCGTTACGGATGCTCAGTTAAGTGCATTAGCTGACATGAGAGTCGAATTACATCAACATAATAATACAAAACAAAAAACCCAAACAACATGAGCAAAGTAAATTTTTTTACAGAACTGTTCCCATTATTGGAGGACAAAGAAAGCATCGATTTAAAGGTGCAAAGAACAGGAGATGAACTAACGATTTTGTTAGTTCCGAAGATTAAAGGTAAAACTGCTACGATTGCCATCAGCGGAAGTCCCGAAGATTTAAATGATGGCTTTATGGCCGAGTTAGTTAAACCAGTAGAGAAAATCAAAGGTTTAGTTTCAAATGCTTCAGAAGCCAAAATTGAAGATGTGGAAGAAGAAGAGGAGGAGTTAGAAGATACTGATGATGAAAAAGATGCGCCTGTAGGTAAAAAAGCAGCTGCTAAGAAAGCCGCACCGAAAAAAGCAGCTGCTAAGAAAACGGAAGGTGTTAAACCAGTTGAACCAGTTAAGGAAGAAAAAGAAGTAGTACCTGGCGCTGATCATCCTGAAGGAAAAACAAGTGAACAAATTGAAGCAGAGATTGAAGCGGAAAGACTGAAGGAAGAAGCGGAAGAGAACGCAAGACAAGAAGCTGAACATGAAAAAGTATTAGCGGAAGAACAAATTGCTATAGAAAAAGCGGAAAAAGAAGCAGAAGAAAAACGCAAAGCGGAAGCGGCCGAGAAAGAAGCTAAAGCAAAGGGAAAGTTTGAAGCTCACATGAAAGCGGGTGATGAAGCCTTTGAAGCTCGCAAATATGAACTTGCTGAAGAGGAGTATCAAAAAGCAACTGAATTGTTTCCTGAAAACAAAGTAGCTATCGAGAAGTTTGAAAAAGCTTACAAGTGGGTAAATCAATTAATTAACGCAAAAATATTACCTGCAAGAAAAGAGAAAGGAGGTACCGATGGGATTGCTAGTTAAGAATGTTGAGCGCGGGTTTATTTTAAAACGCGCTCACGAAAAAGACGATGTAAATCTGCCTGATCCGAATATTAATATGACTCCTACTGAAGTCATGAAGTTTTATTCGGGACAATATCCCGAGTTAACAAGTGCGGCAGTCAGTGAGCCTAAAATTAAGAACGGAAAGGCTGTTTACGTTTTTGAAACAATTGTTGGAGATAAAGGATAACAATGATAACACTTGATGAATATATTGTAAAATGCAAACTAAAAGAGAAAGTAAAAATAGAACCAAAACTATACGATGGAATAGGCAAGGTGTTAAATCGCTTCACGGAGCGAAATCATCACCTCAATCCAGTATCGCCTCCAAAGCCATCGGTGGGGCCGTTTTTAGACCTGATCTTTTAGGTATTTCTATTAATAATAAATCTGGCTTTTTTGTTCCTGAATTAGGATTTGATGAGGATCCTTTTGCGGACAAAAGCCAGATTATTGAATATTGGTATAAGACTTTAAAAAATCATCCTAAAATAAAGCAGTTGAAAGTTAATGAAAATGCTTCGCTAGATGAAGTACTAGAGTTACTTAAAAAAACAACTGATGATTTATTTAAAGGTTATCAATGGTTATTGAAAGAGAATCCATTAATGGAGTCATTCGATATTTATTACTATAAGAGCCATGATGAAGTCTATATGATGGATTTGCCATTAGAGTGGATGGATAAACAAAAAAATCCATTACTACGAGAATTATGTTTATACATGATAAAAGGACTTTCTCAAAAATTTAAAATTGATAAAATCACTAATCAGTGGACGTATTATGAATTAGATGAGTTTAATAGTAAAGGTGATGTCATTACTCATTTAATTGAATGCTTAGATGAAGATGAATCGGATATTGAAAATAATGATATTTATAAAAACTATGTTCTTTACACTGAAGGCGCTCCATTTAAATTACAAAGGGAATTAAAAAACATGAATTTTTCAGGTAGAATGTATTCTCAACGTTTAGAATTAATAAAAGAATCCCATACGAGAATTTACAATTGGTTAAAACTAGGCGTTGAGTTGCTGCAGGATGATTTCAATATCTATGATTTTGATTTTGCGCCTGATCACTTACCAGATGAAAATGATTATAACGAAGCAATAAAGGTTCCAGATTGCTTTTGGTTTCCTTATTCAGATAGAGATACTGTTTATGATAAAGCTATTGAGTTTTTTGAAGATAGTGCCATCAATCAAGGAATGAATGCAGCTCATGAATATGGATGGCTAAAAGTAAATTCATTTAGAAAGCCAGTACCATATTCTAAACTGGAAAAACTCTTTAAATTTTTTAAGAGAGGCAATAAAATTAATCCTTTGAAAAGAAAAAATAGATAATGGAAATTAATGCTTATAAAAATAAAACCTTTACTCCTACGCATATTTTAACACTATACAGTGAAAGAGGAAGTGCTCATGGAGAGAAGTATTTAGAGATTAGTGAAATCATTCCTAATCCAAAACAAACTCAATACTCAAAGCCTTATATTATTGCAAATACTGCCCCAGCTGACGGTACTTTCTTGAGAGATTTAGTATCAACTATTAAAGCAGAAAACTTTGATGCGTTACAGTTCAAAAGTATTATCCCTTCCAATGTTCTTTATTTCAAGTCGGTAGATGAAACTCCTTCAATTGTATGGTACCGAGAATCAGAAACACGCATGCTCCATTTTAAAGAAGATATGGAGTTGAAAACTGGAAACTATATTCTACCGAAATTAATCTTCATGCTTAATGATAATGATTTATCGGTTTTTAGAATTACCGATGAAGTGATCACTGAAAAAACAGCCTTGTATCTTCTCCCGCTTCCAAATATTCATGATGATTCAACTGTTTGTTTAGGTAGTGGAGGCAAGCGACAAAGGCAGTCAAAATCCTTAGAAGATGTGATTCATAAATACGAAGAGTTGTTTTATCACACTCGATTCAATGTATTTCATAACGATGAGTGTTTTCCTGAAGGGACAAAGATTTCGGAACTTCCTATGTACATGGTTAATTGGCCGCTTAAATTATCAGAAACTAAAACTTTAAAAGAATTGCTACATGAAATATCACCAAATAAATAGTTACCTACTGGACCCGCCTCATAAAGTCACCGTTGCATTAATCGGTTGCGGTGGAACAGGAAGTCAAGTACTCAGCATATTAGCCAGAATGAATTTGTCAATGGTTGCATTAGGATATCCTGGCTTTCATGTGGTCGCTTATGATGATGATAAAATCTCAGAAGCCAATATCGGAAGACAATTGTTTTCTGCTTCTGAAATCGGATCATACAAAGCAACTTCTCTCATCACCCGATTTAACCGTTTTTATGGTACCAATTGGCAAGCGAAGCCATTTAAGTACAGTGGTAACGAGCCAGCCTATGAGAGAAACTTCAATATTTACATTACGTGTGTTGATGATTATTCCACTCGCTTGAAGTTGGCAAAATTATTTAAGGCTGACGATAGCGGAAATCACTCCACCGAAAAGTTATATTGGTTGGATTTTGGAAATACAAATAACACAGGTCAGGCTATCTTAGGAACTTTATTTAAAGAAGAAGTAAATGAGGATGAAGATGTGGTTATTGATAAAGATAATGTTCCTTCATTGCCTTGTTTTGATGAATGGGCTTCTTTATATGCTCCTCCAAAACCTTCAGAAAATATGCCCAGCTGCTCGCTTGCTGAAGCATTAGAGAAACAAGATTTACTGATTAATAGTTCACTAGCCAACGCTGGTATGCAATTATTATGGCGCTTGTTCCGAGAAGGTAAAACGCCTTACTCTGGTGTCATTATTAACCTTGATTCATTAACCTCAAATCCGATAAGAGTATGAAAAAACGATTTTGGTCAGAACAGGATGATGAGTTAATGCGATTAAAATACCCTCATACTTCTACCAAAAAACTAGCCTCTGAATTAGGAGTATCAATCAGATCGTGTTATAGTAGAGCAAATATTCTTAGACTTGTAAAAACTTCAGTTTATTTAGCTACGGCCGAAAGTGGTAGATTATCAAAAGGAGAAGTCATTGGATTCAATACTTTTTTTAAAAAGGGAAATGTTCCGTTTAATAAAGGACTGAAACAAACGGATTTTATGTGCACAGAATCCATTGCTAAATCAAAACAAACACAATTCAGAAAAGGACATCTTCCAGCTAATACAAAAGAAGATGGTGTTATCATTCCAAGAAAGGATAAAACAGGTAAAGTGTATTTATATATTCGAGAATCATTGGGGATTTGGAAATTGTATCACCGTCAAGTATGGGAACAACATCACGGAAAATTGAAAAGTAACGAGGTGGTAAGATTTAAAGATGGCAATTCATTGAACTGCGACATTTCTAATTTATTCATGGTACCTAAATCTATGAATATGAAACTTAATTCTATTCATCAGTATCCAGAAGAATTACAAGAAGTAATTAAATTAAATAACAAACTAAAAAAGAAAATTCTTAAAACCGAAAATCATGGCAAAAAATAAAATTGAAGATTTACGCAATCACTTATTCGCTCAACTTGAAAGACTAGGAGACGATGAAGAAATGCTAGATTCTAAAAAACTAGAAGTAGAACTTTCAAGGGCTAAAGCGATAGCTGATGTTGCTCAAGTAATAGTTAATTCAGCAAAAGTTGAAGTTGATTTTATGAAAAATTGCAAAAATGGACCAGCTAATATGCCTATTCCACCATTTTTAGGAATCGATAAAAAGTAAACTCATGCTAATCCACATCAACGCCACAGAAGAATTTAAGAACAATAAAAAAGGAATTGCTATGTTGAAAAAACTAATCGATAAAGCTTATCACATGGATTTAGAACCATTCGACCTTAAAACCTTTCTCCTCAAAAATAAAGTTCTTATTCTATCAGTAGCTAAACAATGGTTCGATTTAATGGTAACAGGCGAAAAGACGACGGAGTTCAGAAAGCCGACCAAGTTTATCAAAGATAGATTATTTAATAAGGATGGCAGTTCAAAACATTACGATTATATTTTAATCAATAATGGATACGGCTATCACTTGCCTTATTTCATTTCCAAATATGAAGGTTTTGGAACAGGATACAACAATCAATACACCTTTTCAGATGGTTCAAATCTTACTGTACTATCTGAAGATTACAACATTTTTTTAGGAGAAATTATTTACGAAGCAAATATTAAATCAAAATAACAACATGAATACAATTGAAATCACAAAGGATAATGCTATAAAAGCATTTAAGGAAGCGGACGCCAAAGGCAAAGCTTTATTATCTACTCTGTTAGGAGAAGAAACATTTACTAAAGCAGTAAATGGTAAAATTGAAACTTTCGAAGAAGCTTTAGAACATCAAGGAATTAATGAAGCTGATTTTGAAGCTAGTTGTAAAGGCTTAGAAAAAGATGAGATTGCCTACAAGAAAATTAAAATTATCGCTAAGGCACTAAATAACGGATGGACACCAAATTGGGATAATTCAAACGAATATAAGTATTACCCATATTTTGATATGCGTTCGGGCGTCGGCTTTTCGCACTCGGGCTACGTTCACTGGAGCACGATTACGAGTGTCGGCTCGCGCCTTTGCTATAAATCAAGTGATTTAGCAATCTATGCAGGAAAACAATTTGAGAGTATTTACAAAGATTTTTTAACCCTATAAACCAAATAACATGAATTATCAAAACATCAAAACATGGGAAGATGCATGTAAAGTGCACAACGTAGACCCAACAAAACTACCTGAAGTATCAATGCTTCCTGAAAAGTTTCAAAAATGGTTAATTGCTACCTATAAAATGGGAGTAATTACAGAAGCCGTTAACACTAAGGAAGATGGTAAAATATGGATTCCTAATTGGAACGATAGTAATCAATGGAAGTACTTTCCTTGGTTTGAAATTAAAGCTACTAAGAGTAAACCTTCGGGCGTCGGCTTTTCGAGCTCGGACTACGATTACTGTTTCTCGGGTACGCATGTCGGCTCGCGCCTTTGCTTCGAAACACGAGAACAAGTATATCATGTTAAAGAGCATTTTGAAGACATATTCATTGAAATGTTTTTAATTAAGGATTAAAGAATAAGGTTGTACAGTGGATGGGCTGGTAGGTTTCTTCTTCAGGCGTCAGCTTTTCGAACTCGAACTACGATAACTGGAACACGAATACGAATGTCAGCTCGCACCTATGCGAGATAATTTTAACACTGTAAACCTTGCCCACATGGCAAAAAATAACAACACTTAACGAGGGTCGCTGGTAATGAAAATGAAAGCGACCTTTTAAAGCAAAGGCATGAAAAGACTAAACAATCTGTACTCACAAATCATTAGCATTGAAAATTTAAGAATTGCTGATACAAAAGCTAGCAAAGGTAAATCAAAACAATATGGTGTAGAAGTTCACAGAAAGCAACAAGAAGCTAATATCTTACTATTACATTTAAGGTTACTTAACAAGGATTATAAAACTTCTCCCTACACTACATTTAAGGTTTATGAACCAAAAGAACGCGTAGTATATCGTTTACCTTATTTTCCTGATAGAATTACTCATCATGCAGTGATGAATATCCTTGAACCTATTTTTGTCAGCACGTTTACTGCAGATACTTATAGTTGCATAAAAGGCAAAGGAATACATGCTGCAGCACGAGCAGTTGAAAAAGCACTCCAAGATAAACCTGGAACTCAATACTGCCTTAAATTAGATATCAAGAAGTTTTATCCAAATATTGACCACGAAGTTCTAAAACAACTTTTGCGTCGTAAGATTAAGGATAATGATTTATTATGGCTATTGGATGAGATAATAGATAGTGCTGATGGATTACCAATTGGAAACTATTTAAGCCAGTACTTAGCAAATTTTTATTTAACCTACTTTGATCACTGGATTAAGGAACAAAAAGCCGTGAAATATTACTTCAGGTACGCTGATGACATTGTTATTCTTTCTGATAATAAACCTTACTTACATCAATTACTCTTCGAGATAAAGCAGTACTTGAATGATAACCTTAAACTAATCGTTAAAGATAATTATCAGGTATTTCCTGTAGACGCTCGAAGTATTGATTTTGTAGGTTACCGTTTTTATCATACCCATACTTTGTTAAGAAAAAGCATAAAACAAAACTTTGCCAGGATGCTGGCCAGAAATAAAAACAAAGCTTCCATAGCATCTTATAATGGATGGCTTCTCCATATACAAATTTGATGCGCTTGAAATTATCGTGAATGGTAGTAGATCCATTTCCGATGCTGATCAATTTCATTTCAAAGCGTTTCAGGAAGTCTCTATCCAGTTCTTTAAATGTAAGCCCAGGAGAAAAGTCTTTCAGTTTATTGAGTATCGAATTTAATTTCTCATAGTGAGCTGCAGAATGTTTCACCTTTACAACGGACTCATTATAATTCTCAAAGTACTTAATGAATGAATCTCCTATTAATGCTTTTTTGACGTTTATAGGCTGTTCACTTGCTTGTTGAGTAGTAAGTCGTTTTAATGCGTTAAGTATCTTGACGTTAAAGTCTACAGCGTTTGGATGGTTTTTTACTGTTCTATTTTTATCATCCCACTGATTTGGTTTTAAATAAATATTTAGTGGGTGATAGCGCTCTTTCTTTTTTCCGTTCACCACATCAAACACTTTTATCTTCAGAGGGAAGGTACCATCTTTTAATTGGTTATGTTTCCAGAGTGCGATTGAGATTTTCATCTTTAAGACTTTGTTTAAGACTTTTAAGACAAATATAGCAGTTATTTGACACGATTTGCAATTGACAAAAAATAAGCTTTATGACTTCAAAACCCTTGTAAAACAAAGAAACCCCACATTTCTGTGAGGTTTCTGAGTGTTGGTTCACCGATTAATTTTTGGTGCTTTGTACCCCAGACGGGGATAATAATATTTTAAGGTTATTGCTAGTGTTTATTGATAAAAAGAACGGTTTTGTAGCTTTTTGTTTAAGACTTTTATAAGAGTTTACCTAGAAACGGAAACCATGCGGTCAAGTAGGTTTTAAATATCTTAAATATAATCCAAAGAACCAAAATACCTGCAGTAATAATAAACCAGTACCAAGTGAATCCGTCCCATTTTGTCCGATGTTCTAATTCACATGGCTTTTCGATTCGGTTTTCAGTATGGCTAATGGTAGTTTTTGTTTGATGGTTTTCAGTCCAGGTTATTGAAACTTTCGCGCTATCAATATCACATTTGAAACCGATCGAATTACCGACTTTAAAAATCGTACCCTTAGATCCATTCTCCTTTTTAATAATGGGAGTAAAGTTCAAAAGGTTTCCGAGGGAATCACATAGTAATTTGCAAGGATTCTCTAAATAAGTAATCGGGCCAGGAATAGATTTATAAATGATTGTGTCTTTATAAACGATAGAATCCTTTGTGATAACTGAAACAGAATCTTTGCGCTCACAGTACTTTGCTAAAAAGCGATTCTTCTGTTTTTTGGTAGCGACACATGAACAAGCTAGGCAAGCCAGCGCTATTAAGAGTAGGTAGTATTTAAATATTTTCATCTTTATCAATTACTTTAGAGGCTTTTCCCATAGTGAAAATCAATAAACTTTGTCCCATGTAACCAATGGCCATAAAAGCTAATCCTAGCCATTTACCTACCTGTTCCAATTGTTGTATCTCTGTTTTAATTAAAAGAGCCACAAAGCAAACGATTAATGAAATGATGATACTAAAGGCTTCAATCTTGAAGTACTGCTTCAGATTCAAATTTCCTTTGCTACTTTTATTTAATTTGTTTAGTTCTACAAGGTTGTGTAATAACACTCCGAGAACTCCAAGCCCAAAAAGGGTAATGTTAGTGTAATTCATTTGTTATGGTTTTAAAGATTTAAGCATTTGTATTAAGTTGAATTGAGGAGAGCAATCATTTTTATCTGATCGGTAGGATACATGAGTGTAAATTCCTTTTTTGCCAGCTAAAGCATTTTGTGAGATATCCCACATATCAGAATTATAATCCAATGGAATCGCAAACTTTGCAGATAGCTCTAAAAGTAATTTTCTCAAGCTTTCGATTTGAGCATCATTGTATTTATGGTAATACTCGAAACCTCTGAATTTTGGTATTTGTACTACTTCAGATTCAGGTACAACACCATTCACATAGTTATAAAATTTGCCGTCAGATTTCTTAACTAACTGGCCCCAATTACAAATTTCAATTCCAATTGAATTTTTGTTCAACTGACTATTTGAAATTGATTTTAAGCCTAAATGGTAAGCCCAGTACTCAGGTTCAAAAGCTTTTACTACTTCGCCACTGGCATCAATCACAAATGCGGTGCCAACACGTTCAATATTAAAATCCCAACCATGAATAACATTAGCAGCTTTACCGCTGCCAGCTGTGTGATGAATAACAATTTGATTTTTAAACTGTTTTTCTTTGAAATATTGATTGTCTTTAAGCATATTATACTAATCTAAATTTTACTAATCGTTTTTTTACCACCTCAAGCTTATTCTCATGCAATACAGCTACGAACTTTATAAACTTACTTTCCGTGCTTTTGTCGCTCGTTCGCTTGTTCAACATTGCATCAAATCGGGCATTTACCTTAACCTCTTGAAGTTTATTATCGCTAACAATTTGAGCTATTTCAGCTTTCAACTCATTAAATTTTTCGGTTTGTTCGCTTCTAAAATTGAAATATCCAGCCACTAATCCTACAATGAGAATAATGTCTTTAATGTCAAATGTTATCGAATTGAATTTAATTGCCATTATAAGCCGTCTAATTTCATTTTGTTAAAAAGTGAATCTGAAATAGTTTTTATCCCTGCCTTATCATAGTGAGCAGAATCTACTTGATTGACAGTTGCACTATTAGTATTTATAGTTCTGTAATACGTTGGATTTGTTGCTTGTACGTTTGTTTTAGCCGTGTTAATGTTTGATTTATAAAGATATGCTGAAGCTATTTGATTGTTTGATAATAGGCAGTCATAAACATAAGGCGTTACATAGAAGTAAGATTTTAACCGTCCGTTTATAGCCGATGCTAAAAAGTTTGTCCAATTCGTTTCATAAGTAATTGATTCTCCTAAAACTTGACTATCTCGCTCTCCTTGTAACCAAATTACTTTAACGCTTGTTATAGTGTACCCATTATTAAGCTCCCAATCTAACAAGTCGGGCATTTCCGTATTATAAACAGCTTGCCACATTGTACCTCCACTAGGTTGAACGCCTGGAGTTGGGACACACCAACTTGGTGTTTCTAATGGTGTTAAGGCTGTACCACCAACAGCATATTTAAAAACATAGTAAGTTTTTTTGTAGTACTTATTTAATTTACTTGTCAAATAATACTCAATACCATATTGATTTGAAGGGTCGTTTAATTGATTGTTATTAGTTGTGCTATTAATGTTAACCATTGAATTAGTTGCATTATCCCATATCTTACACCAATTTAATGAACCTATATATTGATACTCTAAATTAATTAAGTCAACTCTACCAACTGCATTAGATTGCCCCCATAAAACAATTAAAGGTATTTGTTTTAATGCTGGAGCATCTGCCACTAAATCGCCACTAACCATTCCACTAGATGTAAAAACACCACCACCTACTAAATCAGTCCATGTCCAGTTAGTACTAAATGATGTTGAATAATCAGCATTTAACAACATCACTAAATTAGCATTCAGAGTGCTATTTGTTCTCTCATCAAACACAACCCTCTTATTATATATTGCTGCTACATTTGAAGCTGATAAGTTAGTGTTATAAAGGCTTATTTGGTTTATTTTACTACTACTATAATTAGTGGCATCTGAACGACCACCAATATTTACATTTGGAGAACTAATATTATTAATCGTTGTAAATGTACCTGTTTGTGTAGTTGTTCCAGCAAATGCAATTCCATTAACATAAACGGTAATTCTATTTGTAACAGTTCCTTGAGTTCCATCATAAACTAATACAATATTATTCCATATACGAGCATCTGTAAATGTTCCTGTGCTTATATATTGAATACTGTTCGATGAATTTGTATAAAGCGTTATTATTAACTGATTTGAACTGTTTAAGAACATTACTATTTGTCTTGCACTTGTAGCGCTTGATTTATCTCTTCCAAATAAAATTTGTGTGGTAGCTAAAGGTGTTTTTCTTCTAACCCACATCGATAATGTAAATTGCTTATTGCTTCCTACAATTGCATTATTTAATGTGGTGCTTATTGTGGCATCACCAGTAAATATATTATTTGTATTATCAAAATCGAACGCGTTTTGAGTCCATGCATTAGGCGTGTATTCATCTGATATATTTGGTTGCTGTACACCGCGATTAAATGACGTAATTTGACCAAATACATTAAGCCCAATTAAAAGTATTAGTATAAGTTTTTTAATTTTCATATTAATAA